TGGAGAAGAAGTTCTTACAGAAGATTGACTTGCAGCAAATTGCGGCGACCAGCCCAGAGTTGGCCCAGCTCATCATCGAAGGCAAGAATGACAAAGAAGTCATTGCTATGCTCCGCACCGTCTATCCCGATGTCATTGAGAGCCGCGCTAAGAAAGCCTTGGGCGAACTCCGCAAGAAGGGTGTTAGCGAGCTTCCCATTAGCCGCCTTAGCGTTGATCGGCCCTACGTTCAAGCCTGCGCCCCTGATGGCGATGTGTTCTTCCCGTCCTACTGCCTAGACCCACAACGCGCCCCATTTGTTTTCTATCGTACCTTCCTCACCGTACAGGAAGTATTGTCTCGCGTAACGTCTGATGGCTGGGATGAGAGCTGGGCTGAGTATGTCGTCACGCACTATCGCGGCGTGAACACCTACAACATGGAGAGCGTTTATGCTACTCGCTCCACAGGTCTTTCCAAATATCGCCAGCAATATAACGCTGACGAACTCATTGAGATTGTGTACGCCTTCCAGCGTCTCATTGACCCAGAAGACGGCAGCGAAGGCATCTACCGCACCATCATGCACCCCAAGTTCACGGGCGCTGCTGATGTGCAAGCCTACGCCAAATTTGAATTGCTGAACGGGTACAACGACTACCCATTTGTTGTAACCCGTTTGAGCAATGATTCTAAGCGGATGTATGACATCCAGACGTTCCCTGAGATTTTGCGTGGCTATCAGGACAGCGTTAAGACCGAGCGCGACAGCCGTACAGACCGCAATAGCATGGCTACGCTGCCTCCCATCATGCACCCCGTAGGCAATCCTCCTGCGGACTGGGGGCCAGGTCGTTTTGTTCCATATCGCCGTGCGGGTGAGTTCTCGTTTGGCCCTGTTCCGCAATACAATCCAGGTAGCGTTGAGATGGAGAAGACAATGCTTCTCGCGGCTGATGACCTTGTTGGTCTCAATCCCGCCAATCCGCTCACCTCGATTCGCCAACAGTTTTTTGTTTCAAAGTTCCTCAATCACGCCCGTGATGTTCTGAAGATGGCATTTAAATGCTATCAACGCTTCGGCCCAGATGAGGTTTTCTTCCGTGTTACAGGTGTTGCCGATCCAATGAAGTATAACAAGGGCAACCCTGACGAGGACTTTGATATCACTGTTAGCTTTGACATTCTGAACAACGATCCTGATACTCAAGAAGCTCGTATGCAGCAGTTTGTCAGCTTGATGCAACTGGACAAGAATGGCCGCATCAATGCCGACGCTCTCCTAGAGGCAATGGCTTCGTCTATTGACCCTGTTATGGCTGATGCCATCTTGCAGCCAGCCGAGCAAGCCCAGCAGCAAGTTGTTAAGCTGGTCACAGAAGACCTTTCTAAGATTTATGCTGGCATTGAGGTGGGTGCTCGTCCTAATGGCGCTCAAATCGCATTGCAGGTGGTACAGCAGTATGCCCAGCAGCCTGACGTTGCTCAACGTCTCCAACAAGATGAGAGCTTCCGCACTCGCCTTGAGAAGTACGTCAACCAATATCAATTTGCTTTACAGCAGATGCAGAATGCCCAGATTGGCAAGATTGGCACAGCCCCAGCGCAGATGGGTGAAATGAATACGCAGGGAATGCAGCAACAATAATTTATGGCACTATTTGGAAACTCGCGTCATCCGCTCCAGCAACAGCTAGACTATCTGGCTGATAAAGAACAGTTCTTAGACTTTCTTGACTATGTAGCGGCAGGCCGTGAGGCCGCTATTGCCCAGCTTCATCGAGCAAACGAAGGCCGCATTCGTGAGATTAGTGGGCGCATTCAAGCGTTGGATGAAATCCTGACGACTTGTAACTATATGGCCCTGTCCGCAAAACGTATCAAGCGACTCTGACATTATTCTGCGAGGTGTTACAATAAAGCCTCGCAATTCTTAGCGGCGTAAAGGCTAAGGAAAAATAATGTCAACAGAAGTCCAAACGGCTAACGCTGGAGCCGCCCAAAAACCAGTGAACACATCCAACATATCTGCGAGTAATTTTGTTACTCAAAGGTATAAAGCCCAAATGGAGGCTGCTAAGGCGCAAAAATCGTCCCCGCCACCCCCAGTTGAGGAGAAGCCAATTCCTGAGCCAGAAGCTGCGGAACCTACTGAACAGCATCAAGAGCCTGTTCAAGAAAGCCCACAAGCCGATGTTCAAGAAGAAGCCAAAGTTCTTTCTAAGGACGTTGAGATAGAAAACATGAGTGAAGCGGAGCTTAAAGAGCTGGCGTCTAAACTCGGAAGCAAAGCTGTCGCTCGATTCGGTGAACTCACCGCCAAGCGCCGCGCTGCTGAAGAGCAATTGGCCCAACTCCAAGCTGAAGTTGCCCGTCGTGAAGAAGCTAGTCCACTCGAAGCTAAAGTGGAGAACAACCCATACGCCTCCGTTGCTACACCTGATGAACTTCAAACGAAGTTTACAGAGGTCAACGAAGTAATTGATTGGGCGGAAGACCTTCTAGATCGAAGTGAAGACCTTGCTGCCGACGACGTTGTTGCTAACGTCAATGGCAAGGAATACACCAAGCGCGACGTAAAGGATGCTGCTAGAAAGGCTCGCAAGGCGCGAGATACCTATATACCAGCTCAACAAAAGGAAATTAAACTTGCACAAGATCGCACAGTCTTGCGTCAAGCCCTAGTTGAACGTTCCAAATCGGAACTATCCTGGATGCAAGGCGATGACAACGACATCCGTAAGCAATATGAGGCAATGATGAGTGATGAGCGACTGAAGGGTTTAGAGAAGGCTCTACCTGACTTGGCTCCACAAATCCCATATCTCCTCGCTCATGCGGCTAATAGTTTGTATGCTCGTCGGCCAGTGGATGCTAAACCGTCCGTTAAACTGTCCCCGAACAGCCCAATTATTAACCAGTCTGCCGACTCCCTCAAGCCTGAAGTTCGTCAGAACAAGGCTTTGAAAGACCTCAGCGAACGATTTGGAAAATCGTCTAGTTATAAGGACTTCACAAAACTTCGTGCTCTTCAACATACTAAATCTTAATTATCATGGCCTTTTCAAACACCTATTCGACAACTAATCCAGGTTCCGCTGTTTCTAACCGCGAAGACCTCACAGACGTTCTGACGATCCTCGCGCCAGAAGAAACACCCATCACATCGCTCGCCAAAAAGAGCAAAGCTACCGCGACATTCAATGAATGGACGGTCGATACCCTCGCTACTCCAGTGACTGCTGGCGTGCGCGAAGGTCAAGACATCTCGTCCTTCGTTGACAAGTTCTCTGGCCGCGCCCGTCTTGGCAATTATGTCCAGTTGTTCCAGAAGAACTACATGGTCAGCCAACTGCAGGACGCCGTTGAGTCCGTTGGCCCAGCCAAAATTGCTGAAGCCGAGGCGAAAGCCATCCGCGAAATGAAGCGCGACATCGAAGCCACTGTTGCTGGTACGCAAGACCGCGCTGTGGAAGATGGCAGCACAACGGCCTACGCCCTCCGTGGTCTTGGCGACTGGCTCGATAGCGCTGGCCCAGCCGACGTTCCCTCGAACTATCGCACCCCTGCTGGCTCGATCAACGGTAGCGGCACCGCCCTCACTGAGTCCGTGTTCAACGGCCTCGTTGCCTCCATCTTCTCGCAGACAGGCACAGTGGACGCCCTCACCCTCGTTGCTGGTACGACCCTCCGTCGCACCATCTCTGGCTTTGCTCGTTCTGACGGCAACTCCAGCGAGAACGTGTTCCATGTCAACCAGATGGCAACTGACAAAGAGATTACCCTCTCGGTCAACACCTATGACAGCGATTTCGGTCTTATCACCGTCATCAATGGTAACCCAGCTTGTATGCCTTCCGCGACAACTGGTTACTTGATTAACCCCGACTACATCGGTATTGCTGAGTTGATGAGCATCGGCAGCACCCGTCTGCCAAACCAAGGCGGTGGCGAACGTGGCTTCATTGACGCTGCGCTCACCCTCCAGGTTTACTCGCCCCTTGCCCACGGCAAGATCACAGCGATTGCCTAATCGGTAGTTAGCCAACCCCCCAAGGCTTGTGTGGTATAATCCGCGCAAGCCTTTTTTATGGAAATTATTACCAAATTGCCTCGGAGTTCTAACGGCGATGCCGACCGAGCATTGTTGAATGAGCTGCGTTATGGCGTTAAATTGAAGGAAGCGTGGGAGAACGAGCGCGAGAAGATTTGCGCCCAGCACGCTGACAAGATCAAAACCGCCCAGAAAGACGGGTTTAAGAGCCTTCGTTGTGTAGCTGTCACCCCAGCATGGGAGTGGTTCAATATGCGTAATAAATACGGCGCAGAGGCCATGCGTGACCGTGGCTTCATGAAAGACTATCAGAAACGCTTCCCTCATCTCAGTCCCAATAAAATCTAATGGCTAACGGAACATACAGCGACCTTATTCTTCGGGTGCAAGCTCTTGCTGGCATTAGCGACTTTACGCCCACCGAACTCACGTTCCTTACCAGTTTGGTCAATCGTAGGGCTAATATGGCCTACGAAGCCACTGATTATTGGCCGCGCTACCTCGTTGCGGGTGAGATTCGTAGCCTTAAAACCAGCACAGTTAATGCTGGATCGTTTGTTGTTGGAACAACTTACACCATTCTTACGGTGGGTAGCACCAACTTTGTTTCTATTGGCGCGGCCTCTAACACAGTTGGAGTGGTCTTTGTAGCCACAGGCGCAGGCACGGGAACAGGAACAGCTACGCTTAACAGCAACATCGTTCCCTTCACCCAAGCGGGCAAATCCGACATTGATACGTTTCTTCGCATACACAAGACCTACCAGCCGTTCTACCTCTATTCTGCGGTTGAGCTTGAGTATTACGTCAATGCTGACGGCGCTCACCTAGTCGGTGATACGGCCCCTTCTACTAACACCTACGTTACCTACAAGATGGTTTGGGACGGCCCATATACCAATGCTAGCACGAACATTCCTGGTGAATGGCTTGACCATTTGGCCCATGCTGTCTATGCAGATTACCTTCGCCAAGATGGTCAAAACGA